TAAGCATTATATTAGTATTAGAAGGTAGTAAAACCTCAAAGTCTCCATACTGACGGGCGGAAGCTATGTTACGTCCTGGTACTTCCTGTACAACATATACTGTCATTTTTCTCCTTTCTAATTTCTAGGTAATATAAGATACTAAATTATAACGTCAAAGTAAAGGGATATTAGTTATATCTTTTAGAAAATTAATTTAAAAAATAAAAATATTTTTCAAGAATTACTAATAACTCTAATAATCTAATAGATTTTAGAAAAAACCTAGTGTTTAAGAGGGTTACAGTCTATTAGTTTTCAAAGAAAACCTATTAGAAACAGCTAATTCTATTAGAGGGCACGAGAAATCTTTTAGTTTGGGCTATATTTTATATAATTTTGTAATATATAATTCGGATTAGAAATTAGAAAGTTCGTTATGAAATATAAATTCAAAACGGAGCCTTATGAACATCAGTTAGAGGCTCTAAAAAGATCATGGAATAAGCAGGAGTATGCTTACTTCATGGAAATGGGGACAGGCAAATCTAAAGTCCTTATAGATAATATAGCCGTTCTATATGATCGCGGGGCTATTAATGCGGCAGTTATTGTGGCACCCAAAGGGGTGTATAAGAACTGGTCGGAACGAGAGATCCCTATTCATATGCCTGACCATGTGCTACGGCACGTGGGGGTATGGAATCCCGCACCAACTAAGAAGCAGAAGCAACAGCTATTAAAACTCTTTGAAGTATTAGACGAACTGAAAATCCTGGTAATAAACGTGGAAGCGTTTAGCACTAAGAAGGGGGTTGCGTTTGTCGAGAAGTTTCTTCTAGCACATAATGCGTTACTCGCGGTGGATGAGTCTACTACGATTAAAAACCCCAAGGCACAACGTACCAAGAATCTTGTTAAACTCGCTATTAATACTAAGTTCCGTAGAATCCTAACAGGATTCCCCGTAACCCAGTCGCCACTCGACTTATATAGTCAAGCGGAGTTCCTTTCTCCACAGCTATTGGGGCATGCCTCTTACTATACGTTTCAAAATAGGTACGCGCAGTTAATTAATCGCAATCTGGGACACAGAACGTTCCGACAGGTAGTGGGGTACCAGAATATAGAAGAACTGACCGCTAAGGTCGGGGAATTCTCCTACAGGGTGTTGAAAAAAGCCTGTTTAGATTTACCCGATAAGGTCTATAAACGTAGGGAAGTGGAACTCACCCCTGAACAGAGAAAAGTTTATAAAGAAATTAAGGACTATGCTATCGCAGAATTGGCGTCCCACGAGATTGTTAGTGTAACTTCCGTGTTAACTCAAATCCTTAGACTACACCAAGTGGTCTGTGGGTTCGTAAAGCACGACAAGGGCATGGAAGTGGAGATTAAGAACAACCGCACCAACGAACTCTTGAACGTCTTAGAAGAACTACAGGGCAAGACTATTATCTGGGCAAACTATCAGTACGATATCAAACGTATCACTCGTACCTTGCAGGACACCACTGGGGCAGACAGTGTGGCAACTTATTACGGGGGTACACCTGAAGATGAGCGTCAGCCTATTATTGATCGCTTCCAGGATCCGAACTCTAAGTTACAGTACCTCGTCAGTAATGTACAGACAGGTGGGTACGGCATTACGTTACACGCCGCCAGTAATGTGATCTACTACAGCAACAACTACGACTTAGAAAAGCGTTTACAGTCAGAGGACAGGGCACACCGTATTGGACAGGTAAACAAAGTTACTTATATTGATTTAGTCTCGCCTAAAACCGTGGACGAAAAGATCGTGAAAGCTCTGCGTAATAAGTTGGACTTAGCTCAAGAAGTCTTGGGCGATGACAAGTGGAAAGACTGGATTAGTTAAGATCTAAACTCTTGTAGTCTTCGCATGGCTTCTTCAGCCGTTACAGAATTATCTTGATCGTAATCTTCGTAATCCCTAATCTTGTGCATACGGGTATCTAGTTCGCTTTGCCCCGCTTGAGTTAAAGGCATTCCTTCTGCCGCCATCATGGGTTGTTCACTGCCTAACAACAGTTCTTTAGCCCCGTCTAGGATAGCTACAGCCGCCCCAATATCACCTTGGGCTCTACCGACTACCGCATCAGCTAATGCCATGGCGTCTTGCTCTATGCCGCCTCCTCCTTCCATCGGTGGGCGTTCTGTACCCGCACCTAACATATCTGCGTTCGCCATGAGGGATTCCATTGCGGCGGGATCGCCTGTTGGTAATGGTGCTGGACCACCCATAGGGGGACCACCCATAGGAGGACCACCCATAGGGGGTGGTGGACCTCCAGGGATATCGTTTCGACCCCCTTCTACCATTATGTTTGTTAAATCTTCTATTCCTGGCATTTTTATCTCCTTGGTCTAAATCCCGCTTGAAATATTTGAGTTAGTGTATCGTTTTGTCCTGTTACAGGCAACTTTGCTAACCCTTGATCAAGAGGGTTGTTAAATAATTTCTTTAAATTCCGAGTCGGTTGTTGGTTTATATATCTTCCTTGGTTTGCTTCAACAGGTTTAGGCATTCCTGGTGCCGCCCCAAATTGAGAAACGGACATAGGGCGTGTATACGGTGCCGTAGAGTATTGCTCATAGGGTTGATAGCCTCCCTGAGGTTGTCCCCCAAACATACCTGTTTGGTAATAAATTAAACGGTTCATAGGGGAAAGATCCTCTGGCGGTGGAGGTCTAGGTGTTGGGACAGGGTCAGGAAGAGCGGGTATCCCCACTACTTCGTCGTCAGGAGGAGGTCCATAAGTTCCCGTGTTAGGATCCCAGAACTTGGGATCAGGTCCAGGTGCGTTAGGGTCATCCCACCAACCTATTCTTGGATCAGGGGCGTTCGGGTCAATGATTTGGTCGCGAGTAGAATCATAGGCTACTTCCACGGGTTCAAATGGGTTATTAACAGGTGCGTAATCAACACGAGCATCACTACCTGCGCCTGCACCTACATTAGCTGTTACGTTTGCCCCAGGAGCTTCAAAAACATTGTTATATGGATTGTCATCCATAAAAGGAGACTTTTCCGCCGTAGTAAAATCTTCAGGCTTAATAATTTCACTTTCAGGTATATAGGCTTCAAATTCTGGTTCTCCCCAATTATTAACGGGGTCGTAGCGTGATCTTCCAGTTGTAGAAGCCGTACCAACCTTAGTTATTGGTTGGGGAGAACTAGGTAAATAGTCTATCCCTGCGCCTCCTCCTGAAATATCTCCAGAGGCACTTGGCATAACAGGGGCGTCACCTTTGGCAGCTGTAGCAGCTCCAAAACTACCTATTCCTGCATCAAATGCGGCGGTTACCTTAGCTTCCGCGTCTTTAGCTTCTATATCTTTAAACTCGGCAACATCTGCTTCATAGGAATTGGTGGCACTAGCCACGGCGTCATTAGCTTCTTTACGTTTAGTAATGGCGTCGTTAGCTAAGCTCATAATCCCTGCATCATCGCTCATAATCCCCGTATCATCTACCACTTCACTGATTCCACCTGCTCGGTCCGCAACTGTGGGTTGAGCTTCTCCTCCTGCGTAGGGATTTGGATTATTAATATCTATAAAGGGTTGGTTCTGTACTAAAGTTTCATAAGCAGGAGCTGCTTCAACATAAGCAGGAGTTTCTTCTATATAAGCAGGAGTTTCTTCTATATAAGCAGGAGCCTCTTCAACATAAGCAGGAGCCTCTTCAACATAAGCAGGAGTTTCTTCAACAGTTGTTACAGGTTGAATGTCTGGTAAAGTTGATTCTGTTGCTTCTGAAGATACAGTAGGTTGTTTCTCGCCCGCATAAGGATCTCCAGCGATATCAATATAAGCAGGGGTGTCTTCAACATACGCAGGGGTGTCTTCAACATACGCAGGGGTGTCTTCAATAAAGGGTTGGTTCTCTATTAAAGTTTCATAAGCAGGAGTTTCTTCTATATAAGCAGGAGTCTCGTCAGAAGGAAACATAGCCTCTATACGCGCAATACGGTCAGGATCATTAAAATCATATTTTTGAATTTCTGCTGCCGTTGCGCCCGTGTTCATTGGGTCATAGGTGGTTTTTTCTTCAGTTGTTGTTACAGGTTGAATGTCTGGTAAAGTTGATTCTGTAGCGTCTTTAGATACAGTAGGTTGTTTTTCACCAAAATAGGGGTCGGCATTAACATCTATAAAGGGTGTAGAAGTAGTCTGTTCTACGGGTTGTTCTTGTACAGGCTGGACTTGAGGTTTTACATTTCGACTGGCCATTGTGGCAGCTTGACCTGGACTCATCCCCTGTTCTATAAAAGTTATCATATCTTTTATTTGGGCAGGAGTAGTTCCTGAATGATAACTCATGCGCCCTGCACTACGATTAGCATTTGCTAAAAGAGTGTATAAATTTCCGTAGTTGATGTTAGCGGGCATTAGCGTTGTGCTCCATAAATTTCTTCAAAAGATTGAGGCACTGCACGTCGCCACCTCTCTGATTCTTTTTTAGTGGGTCGTTGTTCCTTTTCTACTTCGTCATAGGAATCTAGGGTACTGGCAATATCGTTCATGTAATTTTTATTATAAGTATGTAATAACTTTATAAAGTTAACCATTTTCTTTCTACCTGTAATAGTATCTACATAAGCCTTAAATAATTTTTCATCTCGCATAATATCGCTAACAAATCGTAAGTTTCGTTCTGCTACTAATTTTTCACCAGCTGTAACCCTTCTTCCAAATTGTGTTAAAGGTGGAATAAGGAATCGTTTTAAATAATTTATTTTAGGGTCAGTAAGTTCCTCTTGTATCTGTCGGCGGGCTCCTGCCGTGGTGGTTAAATCCTCAGTCTGTCTAAGCCCTATGTCTCGTAATACGGCAAGTCTTTCAAGAAATTTATCCGCGTCTTTACCAAGTAATTTACCGTAAACGCCTTCAAAACTTAAATCTCGACCCACTAGCTCTCCAGGTGCAAACCCTTCGTTCATAAGTTGATTTAATTTTCTAACGTCAAATAGTCCATCGTCTGAAGTTTTAGTAATGATGTATTTTTTCGTAACATCGCTTATCTGTTTTTCTAAAATTATTCTTTCCGCAGGAGTTGCTGAGTCTAAAAGATCATCAATAAGAGCTAAATCATCAATAAGTTCTCCAGAGGCTTTCGCTTTTTCTCCCGTAGCTAATATTCGGGAGACAATATTAAAGAGATTACTCTCACCATAACGAGCTTCTAATACTGCTATTTTTCGGTTTATTTTTTCTAAAGGTTCAATAATATTCTTCTGAAATGCCTTTGGTGTTTGATACACCTGTTTAAATTGTTCTTCTGGAAATATCTCTTTTAAAGTTCCTCGGTTCGCTCTTAGAAATGTTTGATAGGCTTTAGCTGCGTTAAAGGGAGTTTCTTCTGCGATATCTAAAAAGTTTCGCTTTATATAATCTATCGTACTGTTACGGATATAATCTATTTGACCTTGGCTGTTTGTGTTTTCTAAAAAGTCCATAAAATCACGAACCCGTGTGTTCTTACGCGCTCCTTTAGTCCCCGTAGAAAATAAATAATTGATAACGGATTCAGGTTGTTGTCTTCCTAGCCCTATAATAATTTCACTATTAGCTAATTCAGTTCCAAATTTTTGGGCATTAAATACGTCTATTAAATGATCTGCCTCTCTTTTAGATATATTAGAGTTTCTAATTACACTATACATTTGGTTTTCCATTCCGTCCTGTAACTCTCTAACTAAGTTAAAGATTTTTCGTTCCGCTAATTGACTAGGGTCTAGTGAACTGGCAAAAGAATTTAATTCCATTCTAATTTGATTCAGTTCAGGTAACGTTATATCTCCCTTACTGTATCGGGTAAGCCGTTCTAACATTTCTTCAGGAAATAATTCATTAAATGTTTTTTGTATTTGTTTCTGACCGATGTTCATCTTTCCTGAAGGTTGTCCTGCTTCAAAGAAGTCCGCTATTTGATTTCTAAACTTCCTACCAGAGAAAGTTAAATCACGAAGTCCTAAATTAGTTATTTCATCGTCTACCGTTGTAGCTAAAGTCTCTTTATAAGTTCGGGCAGTTTCGTTTATACGAGTGGTGAATCTATTAAATAGTTTCGAGGAGGCTTGCTTATCTAATACGTCATCTAAAACGGGTTTGCCTGAACCGAGTGCTTTAACATTATCTAAACTTTGAATTAAATCCGCGATTACCATTTCTCCGTCCTTTATAAAACCCGCCTCTTGACGACCCCATAACTGAGTTAATTCCCTTGCAACGGTTTGTCCTGTAACGTCTTCGTCTAAGTTGTTAAATAAAGCCCTAAAAAATTGTTGTATCGTTTCTTCATTACCCTTCATTAACTCCTCATAAAATTTAGCGTAACGGGGGTCGCTTGTGTTTTGCAATAAAAGGCGTTCTATATCCGCCATTCTGCCATCTTTTGAGCCCTGAGCTAAAGTGGGGTTATATTTAGGAATTTGTTGACCTATTTCTGTACTTAATTCTTCTATTGCTTCATCTATCTCCAATAAAGAAACGGGTTCATCAGTTCCCGCTAATGTTTTAACTTTTTTACCTTCTTTGCTGGCTTGTTGTCTTTTGATAGCTTCCTTTATTTCATTTATTTGACTTGCACTTACGTCTCTACCTGTTATGCCTCGATAAAGTTTAGGAATTCCATTTAAAGCTATGTCAATACCTTGATTTCCTAGATAAGAAAAAAAGAATATTAGTCCTGAATCTTTTAACATTTCTACTACATCTCTATCGTGAACACCCGTAGCTGTTCCTAAAACTAATCTTGTAAATTCTACACCTGCAGGACCCGCAGACAAAACAGCGTTCCCTGCCACATTTTCTAAAGCTCTCCCAACCCAGCCTTTGTCACCAGGAATGGCTTTTAAAAATTCATCAAACTTATTTAATCCTTTAACCCCTATTAAAATTTCACTAGCTACGAGGGGTGTTTCTTGTAGAGCAACTTCTAAGAAATCAGTACCATTTATAAAAGCAGAGTCAAATAGAACAGGTTCTTTTCCCTCTTCAAAATAAGCTATCCCGTCGTCTGTATTTCTTGGGTTTACCCAAGCAAAAGTTCCTGGAAGACGCTCCGCAAATTTTCCTCTAATATCGGGATTTTCTTTTCGTGCTTCACTACTGGTTCCTAAATATTGTTTAGTGTAGTTCAAATCTTCAGGTGTATACCAACGAGGTCCTAAGCCCGCTAACGCAGATTTGAATTGTAAAACGCCTTCAAAATCTATTTCTTTTCTAGGATCAAACCCTCTTTCTTGTTGTCGCATAGCTGTGTCTAATCCAAACGGTCTAAATGGGGTTCTTGGCACCAGATAACTTTCAGGTAAGTTTCCTCTAATGTACCCACTTTCTCTAGCTCGGGCTTGAGCCCGTTCAGTTTCTCTAAAGTTTTTCATTGCTTGCGCATAAGAAGGAGCTAATTCTTCCTCAGTTAAATTCAGAGAAGGTCTAAGATATCGACTTGTTCTTCTAGGTTTTATTTCTTCATCAAAACGACGTATCTCTGCGTCTACGGCTTCATCTCCTTTGATCCCCCTAACTTGTTGTTGAAGTATGGGTGAGGCTTTTAAGACAGCTATTTTAAGTTCTTCATCCCCGTATAAACTACCATACGTTATGTTTGGGTTGGGAATATCTTGTCCCACCCGCACAGGCTTTCCTTTAAGTTCTTCAACTTTTAGTGCAATAGCTTCGTCTAAGGTTGGCATTTTAGATGGATCCTGGGTCTAGTTCAATCTCTTCTAATCCCTCAAAAATACCGCCAGTGCCAGTGCCAGTGCCAGTGCCAGTGCCAGTGCCAGTTTTATACCGACCAGGAAAATAAATATCAAATCCCACTCGAGCTTCTTCGGGATTTAGCAAATATTTTCTTTGAGAATACTGATCTATTCTTTTAATATTTCCATACCTATTATAAAAGTTTCTATAGGTGTATTTCATTGGATCCGTTGTCCAATTCTCTTCATCCTCTGGTGTCCACCATTGACCCAACGTACTTTTATACATATTACCTAATTCAGGGCTATCTAAAGGATATTTACGAAAACTGTTTGGATTAATTTGTACTTGTGTTTCATTATCCGTAGCATCTACCATCACATCTATAAACCTTATTAAATTATCGTGTAATACGGCAGGGTCTTGTGTTGACCCATACCCCACCATTTGTAAATGAAACGCTAAATCTTTATCCGATAACGTTCTTCCTGTTTGACCGTTGGCGGCGGCGGCTAGATAGGCAAGTTGTAATAGGGCGGCTTTTTGTCTAACATTTCTTAAAGAAACGTCCTGTAAAAACTTTGTTTTGAACATCTTTCTTTCATCATCGGTCAAATCAGCCGTTTCTACCCAGTTATTTAGAGCGTCTATTTGTTGTTGTCCAGATAATTCATGGAGTTTACTAAATAAATTTCGAGAAGACGCACCGCTCCCTATCCTTCCGTCTGAACCTCCCTGTTTATCCATTGCCCAAGCACTGTCTCCATCGTCAAAACCCAATGCTCTTGCTGCACCGTCTATATTAACCCTTACATCATTAGCCAATTTTACAACACCACTAGCTAAAGACTGTGAGGAAATTTTACTTGTAGTAGCTTCTTCTGCCGCTTGATCCAATACAGGGGAAGCCACCGTAATAACTTTTACCACAGAAGAGTCGATCAACCCTCTGGCATCGCCTTTTTCATCTAAAGATTTTAAGTTTGCGTCAAAATAAGCTGCCCCAGGATCTGTTCCACCTTCTCCAGGCATCGCTATTCGGATCCAATTTTCATCAGGTTTTGGTTTTCGATAGCCGTCTTCATTAGCTAAGCCTGCCTCAATTTCTGCTGGAGAGGCAGGGATCCATAGCGTTGGATCGTTCGCATAAGTTCGAGCAATTCTTTTATCGTTTACCCCCACTCGGGCGGCTCCTGTTTCCATCACATTAAAGTGATCAACAGCCTCTCCCGCTAATTTATCAGCTATAAAGGCTTGTTTACGAGCAGCTGTCTGTGTTTCGTCTAACTTCTTAGCTTGACGTATGCTCGAGGCAGTTGCTCCGTATTGGGCTCCCCCTTCTTCTCCAAAAGCGGCTCCTGCCAACACATCCGCCAAGACAGGGGCAGCTTCTTTTAAAAATCCCTTGAATCCTTTTTCTTGTTTCGGGTCTACTCCGTGTAATCGATCTGCCAATATAGCAATGTCTCTGGTTTCTTCATCAGGATATCGATCTGTATAATAACCCTCCTCTATTTGTTCATCCACCGTAGGTTGTTGTCGATCTAATAAAGCTCCAAGTCCTCCTGAGACTAAATAGGGAGCTAAATAAGCAGCAGCAGGTACTTTTGCTCTACCTCCACCGCCACCTCTAGGGGTGGGAAAACTCATGCGAGTTTGGGGCATTTGCAATTGGGGGATTAAGCCGCCTTTGTCACCAGGGGCAAATTGGGGAAAGCCCATTAGTCCGTTAGCCACGGTACTTTAGGCTCCCGATGCCGCCGCCGTTACGAGCATGAGCAATCGGCATATTAGACCCGTAAGTGTTGTAATTATAGCCGCCTGTAGAAACTCCATAACCTGTAGGCGCACCCCCACCTAACCCACTTCCTGGATAAGGTTGATAACTGCCTGCGCCAGGGGTACCAATACCACCTGTGCTAGGTTGATAAGAACTGCCACCTGGAAACTCAGTCGGCATGCCTTGCCCCGCGTAGCCATAACCACCCGCCATTGGTCCAAGGGACGCGGTTAATGCGCCTACGTTACCGAGTGTTTGCATCGGTAGGTTGTATTGTCCGACAAAGTTTTGATAAGCCAGATCGTCGAGCGATTGACCTCTTCCTCTACCTAAACCGCCCATTCCCATGGTACGATTAATATCTCCTGTTTGTAACTGCGGTAGCATACTCGCCATGCCACCGTACATATTACCTAAGTTACCAAAACCACCTGCCGCTTGAAAGGCTTGCTTTTGCGCTTGTCCAAAGCCTCTTTCGCGTAAACCTGCGGCTATGTCTCCCATGGACCGTAACCCTCCCCGTTCAATTTCGCCTTCTGCTATTCTGCCACGGCTACCGCCAAAAGCTCCTGAGCTGACCGCACGGTCTCGGGCAGCACCTTTTTGTAAATCAATTTGCTCACGCATATCACCCATAGTCCTGTCGATTACTTCGTCAGTGTAGGGTGACATATAGTCTTTGTACCCTGTGGGATCTAGATAACTAGCCGCTCGGTCTATCATTCCCGCTTGTGCCCCTAAGTAAGGTTGGTAACTACCAATTGCCGCATCCGACATTTCCATGCCGTACTTTTCTCTGGGATCAAACTCCGCTACCCGTCGTCCCGTGTAGGTATAGGGACTACTATCGGGGGCTCCCATATTGGCAAACTGCCCGTGTAAAAAACGCTGAGCGTAAGGGAAAATCCCGCCCCGTAAAAAGTCACCCACATACCCTGCGGGGGCTTGTGTGCTAAATTCGCGTACTGATCTATCAGCCATATCTTCTATTTCCTAATTGATTAAATTGTTCTAAACGGGCAATCCCTTTACGGTGATTGCCTCCGCCCGCCTGATCGACGGCGGCTTTTGAGAGCATATACTCTCCATCGCTCGCCATCACGGGTATTAAATCATCTTTTGGACCCCCAGGACCGCGCATCGCTCCCCCATGCGGCATGTAGTTTTGTGCAAACATGGACCTGCCTAAAGCTCCACCGCCTGCTGCGGGTTGAAACATAAAGGGCGTGATGCCTGAGCCTTTAGGTTGTGGGTACGGGGCTTGTCGCTTACCGAGACCCCCTCCAGGTAAAGGAGTTACTGATTTACGGGGTGATATAGTAGATTTTTGGGGATTTCTCATTTTACCTATGATTTCGATTAAATCATCTACCGTTTCAAATGTATCCCTCATATCTTGTTGTTTTGCTATTTGTGCTAAATCTGCTTTTAAATCTTCTATAGTTGTCCCAGGAGTAACTTGTGCTTCTTCTACTACAATTTCTGGAACATCCTCGTCAGATTCCGTGTGTGCACCTCTCGTTACAAACGTTGTAATTTCTGGATCTGGGGGTAAACTCATGGGTTTCATACGAGAGGGTTTTTCACCTATCCATTTTTCTAACTCTGCTGGGGAAAGAGGAGATCCTTCGTTCGCGTACAAGGGACCGCCCTGCATTAAACCTATAATTCCACCACTCCATAAACCTTGTTGTTGGGCTAGTGCCATGGCTTCTGCTATTTCTCTTTGTTCGTCTTCTTCTTGTAACCGATTTAATAATTCTTCATACTCAAACGGAGTAACCTCTGTGCCACCCACGTCTTGATACTGCAGTCCTGTTTGTCCCCCTTGTGTTTGTGCAGAAGTAGCTCCACCTACTCCTCCACCTTGATCCCCAAATGCTGATTTAGCTCCAGCTATAGAGCCTAGCACTTGTGATCCTATCTTAAAGATTTGTTTCCATGGTAATGCCATTACTTTTTCTTCCTCTTTTTCTTACGCATTTTTCCTAATGTTTTAGCCAGAGCAGCTTGTCGCTTGGTACGGGTTGAGGCTTTAGAACCTTTCTTTAAGACCTTAGTAGAATAAGCACTGGTTGACATACCAGCTTTCTTAGCCTTCTTCTTAAAAGCTCCTGGGCGTTTGATGGCTTTTTTAATCCACTTTCCACCCTTTTTCTTACGTGCCATTTATTTCTCCAGCGTTATAATCAACGAAATTGCGGGTTAGAGCCTTTCCCGAAGGCTGCAGCGAAAAGCTGATTGATCGATTATACTGCAGAATCATTAATTGTGTATAGATTAATTAACTTTTCTTTCCCTTTTACTTCTATGGGTTCTAACTTAATTAAGCTACGTTTTGAGCGTTCTTTTGTAGATTCCCCAATTAGTAAATCTTTCCCCACGGTCTTGGTACTAGATTCAAGGCGGGCGGCGAGATTTACACTGTCCCCGATGCAAGAATAATCAAACCGTGTATCACTACCCATGTTCCCAATTACCGCGTAACCAGAGTTAATTCCAATCCCAATTTTAATTCGTTCTTCAATTCCCCTCCGTTCTAATTCTTCATTCGCTTTTTGCATATTATGGATGATTTGTATACCCGCGTTAATTGCCTCTTCTTCATGATGCTCCTGGTCCAAGGGCGCATTAAACACCGCCATCATCGCATCCCCAATAAACTTATCTACCATGCCCCCGTACTTTTGTACTGCCTCTACTTGCTGGGTTAGTACGACGTTAATAATTTCAGTTACTTCCGTAGGGTCTAGCTTTTCTGACATGGAAGTAAACCCTCTCACGTCAGTGAATAAGAAGGTTGCGTACTTACGCTCCCCTGTTAAAGCTAAAAGGTCAGGGTTATCTTGTAATCTTTTTACTTGACGAGGGTCTAAATAGTGTTCAAACTGCTTCTTAATTTGCTGTCGTAACTTGTATTGTTCTCTAAAGCGTAAGTAAAAAGCCGTAGCACCCGTTATAAATTGAGAGATTAAAGCCCACGTTACGTCGATTAATAACCCCTGTTGAATTGTCCAATAGCCGTAAAACGCCGTAGACGCCATAGTAGCCATAAATAAGACTACCCCCCACGTAATCCCAAAAACGTGCAGTAGGAGCCAAATAAACAGCACTGAGAGGGTAAAAATACCCAACTCTAAGGCTAGGGCATAGTCAGGGACGTAAGGACTCCCTTCGATTAAGATACTTTCTGCCAGTGCCGCTTGTATTTTGTGAGGTTCCATTAAAGCAGCAGGGGTGGCTAATTGAGGCATTATGCCTTTAGCCGTAAAGCCTACAAAGACAAACTTATCTTTGACCTGCATTTCCTGTAGGTCTGTTTGCGGTGTATCGACCCAACTGATCCACTTACGCCCTAATGAATCAACAGGCACGGGGTTTAAGCCCCTCACCCGTATTTCTTCTACACCGTTTTCATTGGTTTTAATTAAATAAGTGTCAGCCCCCGCTAGTATTTTTAATACTTCCGTGCCGTAAGCAGGAACCCACCCATCAGGGGTTCTTAGTAATAAAGGTAAACGCCTTACTAAAGAATCCACCTCTGTTCTAGCGACAGCAATCCCTTGATTGGCGTTCTGTTTAAGCATATCAATGTTTTGAACAACTCCTTCTGCGTCTATTCCTCCACGGTCTTCTCCCATAATGACCGTGCCTGTGGTCGGTGGGTAGTCTCCGCTATCGTTTTCAAACATCGCCAAGACGCTGGGGGCATAGGCTAGTGTCTCTGCAAATACGGGATCTCCACCAAGCCTATCGGGCTGTGGGAAAGCCATAACCCAGCCAACTCCAATCGCTCCATTGTTTAATAAGTCAACCTGTATTTCCGCTAACCGTTGTCTAGGTAGAGGGTAGCCGCCTTCACGTGCAATGTCCTCTTCAGTTATATTAAGGATAGAGAAATAACCTGAGGGTTCCTTCTCAGGCACATAAGCGTCAAAAACTTTGAGCTTTATAATTTCTAAAGGAACTACTTGAAATAGTAAAGGTGTTCCTAGAACACCCAACAGTAACAGTAAAGGAAGACTTTTCTTTATCAATCTTGTTGCATTATGGTTATGGTTTTATCGCAATTACTACTGCAATTAAACGTAGCAATATAGGATTTATTAGTGGCACCCTTTTGAACCACCGTTACATCGTAATCATCTGTATAGAACTTCATATTTGAACCGTGCGCTCCGTTCCCTTGTTGCGTTAAAGTAACGTCATTGTCATCAGCTCCACTGTAAAAGAATATGTCTGCGTCTTTATTGCCTGAACCTTTCTGGATTAGTCTGGTTGAATTATTATCACCCCCTGGATAATTAAGCACGTAAGCGTTATGGTCCCCCGTACCCTCTTGGGTTATCCAAGTATCGGCATCATCTCCAAACGCATAGATTTTGGCGTAGTAATCATCGCCTAGCTGTTCTATTTTATATACGTTGTCATCGCCCGAACCCAATATCCACGCTTGATTATCATCGCCTGTTTGTGTAATTCTAGAGGTGTTGTCGTCTTCGTCCATATCTATAACGGCGTAGTTATCGTTGCCGTCAACAGTGGTTATCCAACTTTGCCCCGTATGGTTAGACCAAACAGACTGTGAATAAACAATGTTGGAGTTGCCTGTCACATTGGCGGTAATAGTGGCGTTGTCGCAAGTATGCGTGTTTAATAAAGAATTATCAAAACTACCCAAGCCACAATAGACTCCTGTAGTGTTGCTGTTGCCCGCCTGTTTAATCGTTATGGTTGAACCACTGCCTTTCGTTTGCAGGGTTATCACATTATCCCCCGCTAACAGACTACCACTAAGGAGACTGAAAAATAATAATAGTATTGTCGCCCGCACCATTTACCTCTATCTCCATTATAACACCAGCCGTATTTATATTTAAATAAGTTGCTGCGTATTTATCTAACGCAATATCAAATGTATTGCTGCCGTGATGAACTAAGTATAAGTATTCCCCCTCTACAAAAGAGTATGTTTGATACACTGGATCAAATCCTGGAACAAGCCCCATTAATTCAATCCCGTCTAGTTCTCCCCCTGATTCAGTTTTCTTTCTAGAACCTGTTTCCACTATGGCTAATAAATCCACTAGAAAATCAAAGCTTAATAAGTCTATATCTAGTCTAGAGATTTCTTCCTCTTCCTCTAAGTAGTCTTTCTCTAAATCGTTTCCTTCTTCAAAGAAGTCTTTGTCAAGTTCTGTTTTAGAATCTGCTTGTTGTTCTTCTACTGCTTCTACTACCTCTGGGGGTTGACTAACAATTAGCATATTATCTATTAAACCTAATGTAAGATTACCTAAAACAACTGCTCTAGTAGGCTGTGATTCAAAGGTAGAAACCATCGTAGCTTGAAAAGGTCTATTAAGTATCTCTGTTCCTGACCATGTTTCTACTGCTATTTCTCCAGAGGTGGTCCCGTCTGCATCGGGCAATAAAATAACTAAAGATCTTCCCAATTCATCTACAGTGGTAGTGAAATCAGTTCCACGAATAGCGATGTTGGCGGATGGAGTGCGAATAGAAATGTTTCTTTTATCTATCTTTCCTAGTGCACCTGTTATAAAACGAGCCGTCCCGCTCGCCATGTTTAAAGCTAACTTACTTTTAGTTGGGTCGGGGTCGTATATGTATTCGTCTATAACGATCTTAGAATGCTCTGTCAGCTTTATAATAGACGCATCAACAAATTGTATAGCGATGCGCCCATTACCAGTAAACACGCTATCATAAGAAAGAATGTCCAAAGCGAGTTCTGCAAGAAGTTTGTCTCCCCCTGTTTGTCTTAGGATTTCTCCATTACCCCTAAGTTCTGATATTTCTCCTATCTCGGAGTAGGCATTAGTAGCAAATAAAAGTATTAACAGCCACTGGCGCATTGGTCAATATCAACAGAACTTCCTGATCCACCACTACTTTGTAATAATAAATTAGCTACATTTGTGCTTGTGGTATCAGTTTGGTGTATGTCTACATCCATTGAACTACCTGTTAAATTGACTGTAATGTCATGGTCATTGGCTCCTGACTGCACAGTGTCTATATCATTAGAACTTCCTGAGATAGTCCAAGCATTAGTACAACCTATCACCTCACATTTAACATTAAGGTTATTGGAAGCACCCGTAATAGCAAAGTCTTGATCTCCTGATGTAGCAGTTGCGTCTGCCCCTTGCGTAAAGATTAAGACATTTCCATCTCCACCAGAAGAAGCCCAATCAAAATCTGATCCTGCTACGTCTCCCGTTGCACCCACTGCAAAAGTAGCTGAACCGCTATCTCCTGTATTGCTGTAAGTCCAACTGGAACTATTGCCTTGTAGAATGCTCGCTGCCAGAGTATTGCTGCTACCTATTTGGTCTATGTCTAAAGTCATAGAAGTACCACTTACAATAGCTCTAGCTGAAGTAGTACCAACTTTATTGGTTGCACCAATCTGGTCAATCGTAAGCGTTAATCCTGTCCCCGTCTGGGTAATATATATGTCGTTGTTACCCGCGTATATAGATGACGTAACTAACAGAATAATTAAAGTAATAAATTTCTTCATCTTATTCCTCCAATGCAAGTATAATATAAGTACACTCTAATTAAAATCCCAAAGCTCTTTTTCTATTCCATCTATGACTAATCCATAGACGGCAGCTTCTATTGCTTTTCTTGTAGCCAGTCCTACAGGTTCGTTAAATGTACTCCCTGTTTCACCTTCTCCTAATTGCGTTCCTAGTTCATAGAATCTGAATAAATCAGTTCCTCTACCTGTAGATAGTATGGTTTTTGTAGCTGTTATATTGATTATTACTTCGCCTGTTTGCACCAAAACTGCCCTAAGAATAACCGTTACTTTATCTTCTCTGTATTGATTCCTTATACCTATACCTAAATACCTCGCTCCATTACCTCCTGTTCTTAGATTGGTATCGTAAGAGACAATTCCCCCCTCTAATAGTATTCCTGCATAAAGTAAGGGTTTAAGTATGTTTTCCCCTTCTCCTGCGTAAGTTTGCCTAGTGTTTTTAATGAGTTGTCTTTCTCTGGTCAGACCATCTAAGCCTGTTCTTTCCACAACAACAAACCAGCTTCCCCTCCCTGCATCGCGTAATGCCTGTATAAGCATGTGTTCTGCACCCTGTGTAACGGCGGTACTAAAACTGGCTAGGTTATCACTAGATTTTCTCTGTCCTGTTAAGTCAGGGAAACTATAAACTGCAACTACGGCTTTAGTATTAGGGGGAGGAAGGTTTAATAATTGATTAGCTGAAGTCGGAACAATCTGGGGACCCTGTTCACAAGTAAAGGGGAACTTACATTTATCGTACTTGGGATTTAACGCTATAGGAGCGCAACTATTTAATAATATAACGACTAGAACTAAATACCACTTCATCCGTCACAATCAATCCAACAGCCACCAAAACTTCCTACTGGAATAACTATTTCAGTTGTAGAAATAAGCACCCCGTCAAACCATTCTTCAATGATTAAGGTAATTGTGGTTCCGTCATTTATCCATTTTAATATGTTACCCTCTAAATTTATCTCACCTGCTATCGGATTATCTTTTGTGGGTATACCACTGTAATTAAATAATGATTCAGAAATATCCTTCGCCAGTGTTGAATAGATCCTTGATTCCAGGTTACGAATAAACTTAGCTAATACTGTATTGTCTGCTTCACGTTCCGCTTCTTCTAAAACATCTTGTATCTCTTCAGCTATCTTTTCCTGTCTAGTTCTTTCTTGCTCATCAATCGTTAAATAATGTGCGGATTGATTTTGTCCGTTAAATGCAGGGCTACCAAACTTATGTACTAATTGATCTGCTTGTAATAAACCAACCATTAATATGGCAAAAATTATAATTACACAGGTGCCTAATAATTTGTAATTAGGTTTTTTTATTTGCTTCTTGTTGCGCTTGTTCATCTAATTTCATCCTTTCCTTTAACTCTATCACAGTATCTAATTTCTGTTGTAGTCTGATAATATCGTTGTCCAGGAGTCTGATACGGTCTATTAAATCTACCACTATCTTTTGAGTTTCTCCCAATCGAGTCTTTATTTTGGTGGTTATAAAGTTCCAAATAAAATAAATCATGTAAAGCAGACCCACTGTAGCAACAATAGGGAAGCCGTAATCGCTGATGGCTTGTGCTATATCCATCAGTCTTTCCTTGCATCTTCCTTTCCATCTGCTCTTGCAATTCTTTCTAAATCTGGGCGAATACCTAATACACTACACATAGTAGCGTCTACTCTGATGAGATCATGACTCATGGTTTTAGTTCTATTATCTAATCCTTGAACTATAACAAAGATACCGTTTACTTGGCTAACCACACTTTCTAGTATGTATTTGATAGTTAAGAAAATAAAGAAACCACAGACTAAAGTTATGGCGATAGGAAACCCTACGTCTCCAATTAACCCAAAGACTTCTTTCATTTTTAATCTTCGCCTTTAAATTTCTTAGATGCACCTGAGGTTCCTGCATAGAGTCCAAACCAGGCGGCTCCTGCACCTACAATAACTGAGATTAAACCTGACTGCTCAAATGAAGGTGCTTCTAGTTCCATGAACCACATCACTGTGTAATAAAGCAAAACTATATAAACAGTTAAGAAAGCTCTTGGAAATATGCGCCAACTATCCACGGCTTGCGCTAAGAATATCCATCGTTGATGAGGGTTTTTAGTGCCTTCATCTTCCAATTCCCTAATTCTATCTTTAAGGTCTGCTTTTTCTTGTAATAATGCCATGAATTTATTAAGGTCTATTTCTACCTCATTTCTATCCATGTCTCCGCCGAATCTTCCTGATGGGTCATTACTCATTTTAGTCCTCCTCTTCTTTATCGTAGTCCCTATAGAACTTTATGATACCTAATATATCTTTTATATACCTAGTGATGTCCGCCATGTCCATACTTAAATGCTCGTACTCTTTACTCGATAACGTATAAAATGCTCGTCGTGGAGCTTCTCCTTTTTCTAAATTATCTAAATAAATTTCCATTCTTTCAGGAGTCATGATCTCCCAATCCACGGGATCCATCTGCACTTCCATAGGCAATGGTGGGTGATACATAGGTGGACGTTCCGCTATGGTGGTTACAGAAACAGGTTTGGCTTTGGGCTGGATCATAGAACAACCTGAAGCTATTAAAGCCAAACTAACTATTAGTGCTATCTTCTTCATCAAATTGAGTTGGATCAGTTAATTTTTCTAAATTTTCTAAAACTCGTTTAGAAGCCCTGTTTATTTTACCTTCCATTAATTCTGGTTTTGCTAAGGTCAGTTCATCTAGATCATGAGAAGCAAATGTTTTTCGTAATTTATTTACATCACGCATCGCTTCTTGCTTTTCCCTCTCTAAGGAAACTAATTGAGTCTGGGTTTGTTTTTGTCTATTAAGGTGGTTTTCTATCGCCTCGTTTTGTTCTTGTATCTTGGTTTCTAAAACAATTTGATTACCCTTTAACGTACTTATATCATCCTGTAGTCTATCTATCCAATACGCTGAACCTGCTATTGTTGCTAATAGCAGTCCACCCATAATGAGAGCTAATTTCACTTTTTCTTCACAGGAACAAAGATTCCTTTTTCAATAAGAATAGCTCTATTTGCTAGGTGTGCATCTTCTACTAAGGCTTTATTTTCAGCGTTATATTTAACCGCGTAACACTCTTTGATCATGAGTTCATTGACATTGCGTAAACTGCCCTTTTCAAACTCCGCCCAAACTTCTGCTATTACGCGCCCAAACTTTCCTTTAGAGTCTTTTATTTTAGTTTTTAAGACAATCTTTTTCCCTTTAATACTTTCTTTAAGAAAGGCTTTACTGAGTTTTCCACGTGCTTTTTCATCTTTGTCTCGCGTACGACTTTCAGGGGTATCAATGCCAGCCAACCTAACGCGAACAGCATGATGAACATCGAAGCCAAGGTCAAGAATAACATCCATAGTGTCACCATCCACCACTCTTTTAACTTTACATTTATATTCGTACATTTAATCATCTCCTCTTAATACCTTATCCCTTAACCGTAATGCTCTATCCCCTACTTGACTGGACCATTTAGAATCCATCATTTCAACAGCTGCTGTTTCCCACTGCGCAGTGTGCATAGCTGCTAAAAATCTTTTAAAATTACTTAGACGCGGATGCCCCAGATTAAAACACATATTAGCCATAACTCGTTGTCTAGTGTCGTCTAAATTACGCCACCAAGGTTCCTTCATATCTAGTTCCTCACAAACTATTTTTATATCTTGATTAAAACATTCTTCCACCCGTTCTTCTGACACAGGAGTTCCCACTGGCTTTCCATATTCTTCATCTTTTTCTGTTATTAAATGTCCAATTCCAAATGTAGCATAGCCTAAATGATCCTCATAAATTTCATAGACACACCCTTCATCATCCATAAGCTCTTGCATTAATTTATCCATGTTCATAGTACGGGTACCTCGATTGCTCCGTTGGTAGAAATACTTAATTTGCCCAAACCACTGACACCTTCGACTCCTCGCTCTGTTCCCGCATAAATATCTACCCATAATGATCCTGTCCATAGTTGTAATTGACTGGTGGATAAATTCCAAATAATATCGCCTGCTTGAAATTGATTTTTATTACGTTCTGTAGCATTAACGGAAAGAGTAGAATCAATATCAACTTTATTTAAGCTAAGCTCCAATACCCTAACTAAACGGTTAAACGTTTCAGGGGAAATTTCTCCTATCGCAACGGGTAATTTAGTTTCTAATAATTTAGCCATTAGCGTTTACCGTTGGGACGTAAATCCATTCGCATCGCTCCTACTCGGAATCCTACTCCTAACCTAGTTCCTGAAGAACCGTCGTCATCGGATTCGATTCGCAACGCCGCTTGCCGTGCCCGTAAGCGAGTATTAATTTGTGTTGTAGTGGCGGTACAGGTGGTTGTAGAAGACGTGGAAAGGCTTTCCCCTGGAAAATTTCTCTTTTTTAAAACAATATTAATTGTTTGATCCGAACCACCGTTCCCTGTAAATTTAATATCGGGAATAATACGTCGTATTTGTTGAAACTCCTCCCCCGCAGGGTCAATATCAAAATCACTGGATTCTATATAAACACTGTCCATCGGAGAACCATCGGCATCATTTCCTGTTTCATGATCATATAAATAACCTACATTGGCTGTGGTATAAGTTGCTATAGGGTTATTAAAGATACCTTCATCAATCCAAGCACTACGACTCAATTGACCAATGGACCATACCTGTTCATCGTAGTTGTATACGACGTAGCGATCAATTGTTGTTTCTCCTGACGAACAATAAAACCAACCTACTTCATCAAATTCTTTATTTAAAAATCCAAATACTTGATAAGCCTGTCCCTCTTCAAAATCACTAAATACATAATCCTGTACACTACAGGGAACGTCATTAATTTGTCCTGTGTAATTATAAAAGCCTTTTTTATCCATCCAAAACACTCCTTTGGGAGAATTTACTACCCCTTTGGGACCAATTAATCCCACCCCTTCGTTTACTAAGTTAGTGGAAAAAGTAAAGGGTTGCCCTACAAATGTCATAGAATACATTGAAGTATCAGTCCAAACTAAAGTTTCTTGTCGTGCTCGTATCGCTCCTACGATAGCAGAGCCTGCGGATAATCTAAAAGACCCTGCTGTGTTAGTGGCTAAAGGTTCCCATTCGGTCACGTTTTCCTGATCGCTCCAACAAATAAACATGGGGTCTGACGCTGATGTTCTTTGGTTACTGCTATTAAGTGGGTCAGCTCCAAAACAAATGACGTGTCTATCAATATCACTAACTAATACTTGTAGGGCAATTGTCGGAGCTAAATTGGCTCCTGCTAAATCAGAAACAGCGACTGCTCTAGTGGTGGCTCCTCCACTTTGATCCCAATAAAAAACGCCTCCTCCTCTAGGATTCATTACTAAGTCCTCACCAAAATTATCATGACTCCAATTACGCAATTGGCTAGAGGCACTAATCGCACTCACACTACCCCAAGTACCTGCACCCCATGTACCTGCACCCCAACCAGAGCCTTCTACATAAACATCTAAACCGACATTGATTTGATAAGCACCAACCACGGAACTACCCCCGTTGCCGCTATCACTGCTGTTCGCCGTAACGGTGTCCCCGTCAGTGTCCTTGGCTTCAATAGTGTAAACATTGGCACTCGTTACAGTCGCAATTTGATATTCTTGATTAAGTACCTCGGCGGTAATAAGACCGCCTAAAGTAGCTGCACCGCTAAAGGTTACAAAGTCATTAACCACCGCTCCGTGAGAAGTATCAGTAACGGTAATAGTGGCATCACCATTCGTTGCAGAAAAAGTAACGTCTCCTGCGGAAGTAGTGGTTCGGAGAGGAGTTATATCGTTAAATTCATCCCCTTGTAAAACGTAGTATTTCCACGTGGTTCCCATTCCCAGGTATTTAGTTAACTCTAAATTAACCCAAGCGTGTAAGGCACGACAAGTGGATAAAAAAGTATTGGACGTGTTTTTAGCCCAACCGCCAATTTTTTCAGGAAGCCCCTTACGGAAACGAACTAAATTAGAATCAAACCAGCCCCCCTCATTTGAGTAATCAGTTCCTTCTCTATCTATTCCAGGTCGAAATAAAAACTTTTGTAATGGCATTTCATCTCCCTAAAATAATTTATCAATTCCTAAAGAAGCAGCCACTAATCCGTACAAACCCCATAAAATTAATTCTAACCGTTTAAATTTTTCGGAACCTTCTTCTAGTCTTTTTTCTATATGCTCATAGCGAATCACACACTCTTTCTCGTGAGCGTGTACTTTAATTAATGCTTCTTTTGCAGTTGCCATTTATTTTTTAGTTGCTTTTTGTTTCGCCTTTCCTATATTAAACGCTAATAAATCTATAATTTTGTACAACTTACCTATCCACACATCGTCTTTGGGAGTAGGGGTACTAGCCGCAATGATTGAAGATGCCGTTACAATAATCGTAAGCCACGTAATTAGATTAAATACCATTTCCATCATGAGTCTTTATCCTCACCATTTGCCTGCGGTTCTTCTTCCGCTTCAGGTTCCAGCGTACTTTGATACGCCGCTAACGCCGTTATTCGTATATCCAGTTGATATTGCAAGGAAGCCCTTTGTTCCTGTAAATTTTGTACCTCTTGTTGTAGATTCTCTATATAAGCTACTTTTACATTAACTATAGGATCTACATCTACTTCCGTAGTTTCTACGGGGTCTATTATTACTTCTTCCTTTTCCCAATGTTGATATTCTTCTTTTACTTGTTCTGTCATTGTTTTTCCTGTATGTCCCAGCAATTCAAATTCGCTGCGACTGTTCTTCTCTCACCCTCTCCGAAGAAAGGATATACCATGTGCTGTAAGCCTGATGGGAACATATACTGTACCCCTATCTCTGGCTTGATCACACAACTTTGTGGCGGAAATAATCTATCCGTATCTGTTAGACTATTTTTTCCGTAACTAAATGCCAAACAGCCATCACTGTGTCCTGAATCGTTATATAAACTGTATTCAGGTGTACCTGATGTCGGCTGGTCTAAAATCTGTTGGGGTACTTTAGTCCAAGTCGTAGTGGAAATACCCATAAGCGTCTTAGTGCCGTGATCGTGAATGGGGTTATAATCCCCCTCAAAACTATGCACGGACCAGAGTTCGTCTAAGGCTATCTGTTTATTAGTTTTAAACCGAACTCCTGTAGACTCAACAAAATGATTGATGTAGGTTGCTCCTAAATCGCACAAATACGCTACATAGGGTTGCACACGCTCATCGTCAGTCGGGGGAATATTAAGCTGTTCGCCTTGATGGATTTGTCCCACTAAGGTTTTAGCTAGGGATTCCCTCTCCTCATCTTCTCGTAATTCATCCAGATAATCGTTTAAGCCGTCTACCAACTTATCGGGTATTTTAGCCTTCAGCATAAAAACGGCTGGCATCGTATAGATGTCAACCTCGCCTTGACCATCTGCTCTGGCGTAAGCCATGCTTAACTAGGGACTGCGAATGACTCGTCAGGCACTGGATTGCTAGGTGGGTTCGTAATAACCGAATCCACTTGACTAGCAAATACTGTATCCCACTGTGACGTAGGACAAAGTGCTGTTAAGTCTGACTTACTAAACGTACCCTTCGCTGCTTTGGTAAAGTTTGTTGCTCCTGATACTGGATCAGTTGCCTCTACATTCACACCAAACGTACTGGTATAGTAAGTTGCATCACCTTCGCTGTCGTTTTCGTATTGCATTTCCAAATGCCACTTCTCCACTTTACTGGATTTGACATAGGGAATAGTTTTTATTAGCGTTTTAGTTACTGCCATTTTTTACTCCTTATTATTTTAAGATTCTAATGCTTCGATTCTAGTAGTCAAAGCATCTATTTTATCATCAGCTTCTTGCAAAGCCTTAACTAGAATTGGTACAAACTTGCTGTACTGTAACCCATATGATTTTTCATCTCCTGTTAAAGAAACAGTTAGATTCTTTTTATCTGCTATTTTATATCCTGCAGCTTCTTCTAAAGCTAAAACTGCTTGTGCTTTAAAACCTATGTCTAACCAATCTTCTTTGTGAGTGCCGTCTGGTGTTTGAGTAGCTAAATCGTAATCATCAGCTTCTTTATCACCATACTTAGAACGCTTATCCCATTTATAAGTAAGAGGTTCTAAAGCATTGACAAAGTTAAGACCTAAGTCTAAAGCTGTAAAGTCTGTTTTATCTCGTTCATCAGAGGAAACTGTCCAATCTACTTGGATATAAGCATCACCTATATTTTCATCTCCTAAACAAATAGAGCCGTTTCCAGTAGTTTGATTACCACCCGGACTGCCTGTGCGTCCTGAATCTTTTCCTACAAAAATATTATTATCACCTGAAGTATTAGCGTAACCTGCTGCATTACCTATAGCTACGCAATCATCCCCTGTTAATGCATATAGTGCAGAAGTACCAATCGCAGTATTCCTATCACCACAATCTCCTGCAGCAGTGTGGGCACCTACGGCTACATTATTACCACCATCAATAGTTGCACCCAAAGCAGAATAACCGAGTGCTGTATTTGTTATACCTGTGGTACATGCATCTAAAGATAAACTACCTAGTGCTGTGTTTTCATTACCTGTGGTGTTTGCACTCAGAGCATAGTCTCCGATAGCAGTATTATCACTACCATTACTAGCATCTAAAGCCGCAGAACCAAAAGCAGCATTTCTAGTTCCTGTTGTATTAACACCCATTGCGTGTTGACCAACAGCCGTGTTTTGTGCACCTGTAGTGTTTGCTGCTAAAGCACTTGTACCAACTGCGGTGTTGTTTGATGCTGTCGTATTAGCAGATAAAGCCGCATAACCAACAGCAACATTACTTGCTCCTGAAGAGTTAGCGTCTAAAGTATAAGCACCAACTCCTGTATTATAACTACCTGTGTGAGTTGCTCCATTACCCATAGACCTATAGC